TGGCCGGCTTGGGAATGGGGGCCGAAGAACATGCCCCACATGCGCTACCTCTGCCTGTCGCATGACGCCGCCAACTCAATACGTGACAGCCTCAGGATGCGTCGGCTTGTCAGCTCTGAATGGTATCAGTCCCACTGGGGCGACCATGTCAAAATTGTCGGCGACCAGAACGTTAAGACTCACTTCGAGAACGCTGCCACGGGCTTCCGCCAAGTCACATCGTTTGACAGCGTGACCGGCAAGCGCGGCGACAGAATACTCTTGGACGACCCCAACTCTTGGAATAGCGCCAACTCAGAGCAGCAGCGTCTGGCGGTCAATGAGTGGTTCTTGGGCGCGCTCCAGTCTCGTCTGAACCAGCCCGCCAAGTCTGCCATCATTGTCATTATGCAGCGCCTGCACGAGGAAGACGTGTCAGGCGTCATCCTAGAGCATGGCGGCACTGGCTTGGGCTATGACCACATCATGTTGCCCATGCGGTATGACCCCAGCCGCAACTTCACGACCAAGCTTGGCTATCGCGACCCGCGCACGGAGGAGGGCGAGCTGTTATTCGAGGCGCGTTTCCCCGACAGCTACGTCGACCGCATCGAGCGCATCATGAACCCGAATGATGTGGCGGGGCAGCATCAGCAGTCGCCATATGCGAAGGGCGGCAACATCATCAAGGACGACTGGTGGAAGGTCTGGGCCGGCACGCAGCTGCCGCTGTTCGACTACATCTTGGCCAGCGTAGACACGGCCTACACGACCGACCAAGAGAACGACTACTCCGCCATGACCATCTGGGGCGTCTTCACCACGGCCGCCAATGAGGATGGCAAGGAGGCGGTGACGAACACCCAAGGCAAGAGCATCTCGCGTGATGGCAGGGTTATTGAGTTCACCCGACGCGAAGAAGAAACCGCGCCCAAGCTCATGCTGCTGGATGCGTGGCAGGACAGGCTGGAGTTCCACCAGCTCATTGAGCGCATCGCCAAAACTTGCCGTGGCCGCAACGTGGACAAGATAATCATTGAGAACAAGGCGGCCGGCATCAGCGTGGCGCAGGAGCTTAGGCGGGTCTTCCGCGACGAACCTTGGGGCGTGCAGCTCATCGACACCAAGCGCTTGGACAAGGTGGCCCGGCTCAACTCCATCGCACATATATTCTCCGAGGGCATGGTGTGGGCACCCAACCGCGACTACGTCACGCCTGTCATCCGGCAAGTGAACTCCTTCCCTAAGGGCAAGCATGACGACTTGGTTGACACAGTAAGCCAAGCCATCAGGCACCTCAGGGATATTGGCATGCTGACACGTTTTACTGAGCGCGTGGCAGAAATAGAGCAGTCTAAGCTTTGGACCGGCAAGGCTCCTGCGCCTCTATACCCAATATAATCTTTCTTGCTTTAATTTGCCCATGTGGTAATGTTGGCTCTCTAAGGAGGCCAGCATGGACGAACCCAAGGGCTACCGTAAGCCGCCCGAGCACATCAGGACCTATGGCGACGTCATACGCCTGTGCCGCTCTATGTTCCCCGACACGGGGTGGCGGCAGCGCTTCAAATTTGCTTGCGACATGGTCAACACAGACGCCGGTCCTGTAGAAAAGCTGTTCTTTATCAATAATTACGGCCAGCAGGTGCTTATTTGCCTTGTCGACATTCCCACGTCTTGGCGTGGGCCATGTACGCCTGATTTTATTTCCAAATGGGGATGCGTACTTAGTCGCCGCCACGATGAAATGGTCAGGCTGACCGAGAAGATGGAAGCCGCCATCGCTAGGGCGAAACAGCAGGAGCACGCGTGATGGCGGCCCGGTCTACCGTAAATTCGTTTGGCTCCTTGGCGGGTCTAATAGACTATTACCTTAACACTTTCGGCCCCGACAGCTGCGGCAAGGTGCGTTGGCACATCGACCACTTTAAGGAAGAGCTGACCATATTCAATAAGCACGGTCAGGAAGTTCCGGTCGCCACTCGCGCCATGCTGTTTGAAAATGACAGCCGGGCCTATTGGATAATACACATCAGGGGATGCTTGGACACGCTCAGTGAGATGGAAACCAAGCTTTGTAGGGCCTTGGAGGCAGTATGATGGCGGACAAGGATGACCTTATCTTCAACATCGGGCAATTGCAGGTAATGTTCAGGACCATGTACAACTTAAGTTGGGAAAATGGCAGCCGGATTTATGTTGGCGACGACGACGGCATTTACATCATCAACTCGCACGGACAGCAGGTTCTGATAGGCCACTATGGCCTGCTTCAAGACGGGTGCCGCATCAGCCGGCACGACTGGGGCGTCAGGCTCATCGATGGCGTCATTGAGCTGAACACGCTGCACCGCAAGCTTGAACTAGCCTTGAGTGTTGCAGATGAGCGCGCTTGACCCTGAATATGTTGTCTCCTTGCCGCACCTGACGACGCTCTTCGCGCGCATGTATCCCGGCCTGCATCATCGTGGCTGGACCATTGCGGCAAGCGGGGAAGGCTACGTTATGATGGTCAACACACACGGGCAGGAGGTCTGCATCGGCCATTCCCTAAATTTTGGGTTTGGCCATCGCTGGCCAGTGCATGCTTGGGGCACCAAAATCGTCGAGGGCATGCAGAAGCTCATGAAGTATGAGACGAAGCTGCTCGATGCGCTTGGGGGCGACTTTGGCAGTTCCTGAATTACTGTTTTTAGGACAATACTGCCGCTTGTCTGTACTAGGACGGTTCTGTATAAGCTTGGGAGAACTCAAGCTTATGTAGGACTAAATTGCCTCTCGTCCCGCTTAACTCTCGTCACAACTTGCGCCAAGACGCGCCCATTACATCGCACAGTCTTGACGGCGGCGTAACGGTAAACTTGCACGACGAGGACAAGGGCAATGACGTCGCCATTCCGGACTTCAACGGAAACATCACCAAAATTGAGCACAGCGACGGCAGCGTCACCATCAGCATCGACGGCACGTCGCTGGATGCCGACGAGAAAAAGAAAAACCTCAAGTGGTTCGATAACCTAGCCGAGCACATTGCTGACACGGACTTGTCCTCCATCGCGGAGGAACTCATGCGCAGCATCGACGAGGACCAAAAGTCCCGCGAGGAATGGCTCCAGCAGCGCGCAGACGGCATCAAGCTCTTGGGCTTCAAGATAGAGATGCCCGGCTTACAGGGCGCATCCGACGGCGCTCCCGTCGAGGGCATGAGCAAGGTCCGCCATCCGCTGTTGCAGGAGGCGGTGCTGCGCTTCCAAGCCAACGCGCGGGCGGAGCTGCTCCCGACCGACGGCCCCGTGAAGGTGCGCAACGACAATAACTCCGCCGACCTCAAAGAAGACGAGCTTGGCAACGCCCTCGAAAAAGACGCCAACCATTATCTTACCGTGACTGCCAGCGAGTACTATCCTGACACGGATAGGATGCTGTTAATGCTTGGCTTCGGCGGGACCGCGTTTAAGAAAGTTTACTTCTGCCCGCTGCGCAACCGGCCCGTGTCAGAAACCGTCGACGCCGAGGATGTCATCGTAAATGACAGCGCCTCCGACCTGCGCAACGCCAAGCGCATCACCCATCGCACCTATATGACGCCCAACGTGGTCAGGCGTCTGCAAATTTTGGGCGTCTACCGCGACGTGCAGCTGGCTACGCCGCTTCAGCCCACCTATGACGTGGCCCAGCAAGAGAAGCGCGCCCAGCAGGGTGTGACCGAGGAAAGCGGCCTCAGCCAAGACCGCGACCGCGAAATTTTGGAATGCTATTGCGAGCTGGACATCCCCGGCTTTGCCCACAAGTATAAGGGCAAGGAAAGCGGCTTGGCGGTGCCCTACCGCGTGACCATCGACAAGTCCAGCAAGCACATCCTGTCCATCGTGCGCAATTACGATGAAGACACCAAAGAACTTCCTATCGCCAACTCAAGCTTTGTGAAGTACACTTATGTTCCGGGCATGGGCTTTTATGACATTGGCTTGCTTCATATTCTGGGCAATACTACTAACGCGCTTACTGCAATTCTTCGAGAGCTGGTAGACGCCGGCATGTTCGCGTGCTTCCCGGGCTTCCTCATCTCGGACGGAGCATCAAGTCAGAAGTCCAACATCTTCCGCGTCGCGCCGGGTGCGGCCGCTCAGGTCAAAACCAATGGCCAAGACATCCGCACCATGATTATGCCGCTCCCCTATAAAGAGCCCAGCCCGGCGCTGGTGCAGCTCATGGAGCAGATGGTGGCCGACGGCATGCGCATCGGCGGCATCTCTGAGCAGGCGGTGGGCGAAGGCAGGGCTGACGCGCCCGTCGGCACCACGCTTGCCATGATAGAGCAAGCCACCAAGGTGCTGAACTCGGTGCATAAGCGCCTTCACGCCGCGCAGGCGGAGGAGTTCAGGCTCCTGTTCAAGGTGTTCAAGGAGCACCCGGAGAGCTTCTGGCAGAATAACCGCAAGCCGGCCCGCCAGTGGGATGAGCAGACTTTCATTCAGGCCCTCGAAGACAATGAGCTGACACCGCAGGCGGACCCCAACACGTCCTCGCACGGCCAGCGTGTCATGAAAATTCAGGCGCTTATGCTTTTGGAGCAGGCGGCCCCGACGCTGTATGACCCCGTCGCCATCCATACGGCGGCTCTTCAGGCCATTGGCTGGAATAATCCGCAACAGTTCTTCGCGCCGCCGGATGCTCAGGCCAAGATGCCCCCCGAGATGCAGAAGATGCAGGCCGAAACCCAAGCCAAAATGCAGGAGGTTCAGGCCAAGCTCAAGGACGCCGACAGCCGCGCCACGCTGGCTCAGGCCAAGGTGCAGGAGGTCAAGGCCAAGTCTCTCGAAATGGCCGCCCGCGTGCATATGGACGCCACGCAGGCGCACCACGACCGCTCCAACCCGGAGCAGCCGGAAGACAACTCGTTGGACGCCATCAAGGCCCACGCCACGCTCATGGACGCCCAGACGCGCGCCAAGCTGGCCGACACCAAGCAGGCGGACATTGCCATCAAGGCGCACATGGATGCCGCCGACCGGCAGTCTCGCGAAAAGGTCGAGATGCTGGAGATGGCGAAGGAAATTGTCCTGCACCCGCAGGAGGCCCCCATTGCTCAGGCGGCCGTCGGCAAGGCGGACAGCGCCA